GGGAGATTTCAGAAATAGATAGTAGTTTAGTTGAAAATATTCAAGGAAAAAGAGCTGGTAGACCTCAGATAAATGATGCTATAGCATCTCTTATTGGTCAAATAAATGAATTAGAAGGAATTACATTAGATGAAGCCACAGGCGAATTAGTTCCTGATGAAGATAATCCTCCAAGTAAAGAAGATTTAAAAATAGCTAAAGATTATAAAGAGAAATTAAAAGCTCAAAAAGACAGGCTTAGTGATACCGAATTAAATAAAGAAGATTATAGCGAAGAAGAGTGGAAAAATATAGAACGTTTATTAGAACTAGAAGAAGGCGAAGGTAGAAAAATAGAAGGAACTGATGAATGGGAAGATGGTATAGGAATACAAGGATTAATAGGTAGTTATTATGAAGATCTTAAAAAACGTGGTGTTTTAGATTATGAAGATTGGACTGGTGGTACTAGACAAACTAAAACACGTGGAAAAGATCAAGCTACAAAGGCTGGGTTACAACATGATGACAAAGGAGTATTAGTAGAAAACGCAATGACTAGAAATCCTAATTTTTTAGAAGCTAATGCTGCGTTTATGGAAGAAAATTCTGAAGAACTTAATAGATTAGCACAACTATATAATACAACTCCAGAAGAATTATTTAAACAAATCCAAAAAGGACGTGTAAAAGCAAAAAACTTTTTACAAAAGAATTATGATACTGTAGATAAAGCTTTTCAAGAAGATCTAGAAAGAAAAGGTTATGCGCGTAACTCTTGGAATAATATGTATAAAAAAGCTACAGAATTTCAGAGTGGTGAAAAAGTATTAGGAGAAGAAGTAGGTGATTTTAAAGCTACAGGCGCGGCTAAAGACCAAGCACAAACTTTATTAGGATCTTACGCTAATTTTGCTCATTTAAGTGATGAACAAAAAAATACAAAGGTTAATGATACTATGGAGACTATGCTTTTTGCTGATCCTGTAGTAAAGAATCAGTATAGTCGTATAATTAAAGATTCTATAGCTCCATTAGAAAAATATAGAAATGAATTAATTACTAATCCTGATTATGATCCTAAAAATGATGATGATGTAATAGAGGTTAACAAACTTTTAATGGATAAACAAAGAGAGTTAACTATAGAACGTTTATATGATAGTCCTGAGTTTAAAAAACGACTGGCTGGTATTGGATTAGCTGTTGCAGAAGTATCAGAAGATTACCAGTTTCAATTTGGAAGAGAAAATAGTAAGTTTTTATCTTTTATGGATGCTGTTAGGGGATTAGATGGAGAAGGTGGTTGGCTTCCTTTTAATGATAGTATAGCAGATATAGTTGAAGGAATTGGATCTGGAGTTGAAGGAGTTAAAGTATCTATAGGAGATAAAGCTAAAGGTAGTTGGCATGGTAATCAATTTAGACGTGCAGAAAGAAAACAAAAAGAATTAAACTCATTACTTGAACAAGGTTTTAATCCAAATGATAAAGTTAAAATAGTAAATGGAGAGTATGTTTTATCTGATTCTCCAAATGCTTTATCTATACAAGAAAGATTAGATAATTATAAAGAAGACGTATCATATCATCAAGCAGAAGTAGTAGAGCAGATAGAAGATATGGTAGAAAGCGAAGAGTGGCTTAAATACTTTAAACAAGCTAACTATGATGATGGTATGAGTTTTGAAGATGTATTTCTAACTGTAGGTCAAGCATTACCTCATATTGGAATGGCAGCTGGTGGTACAGCTTTAGCTGCTGCAACTGGTGGTACAGCTTTAGCCGCTTTAGCTCCAATACTAACATATGCTGGTACGGCAATGATGGGTCTTCAAATGTATGGAGATAATTATTGGGGAGCTATAGAACAGAATATGGCTGATAAAGGATTAGATAAGGAAAGTTTAGCTAAAGCAAATCCTGAATTATCACCTACAGAAATAGATGAGTTATGGAAACAAGAAGCTATTGCTAATCTTGAATCAGGTGAAGGAGCTAATATGGCTACTTCAGCAGCTTATGCTGCAGCACAAACTCTTTTAGAAAGCTATGGTGCTAATCAAATGGTGGAAGGAACCATTGACGCTGTTAAGGGTGTTAAAGGTGTTAGAGGTTTAGCAGCGGGAAGTTTATTTAAATCCTCATGGGACGATGTTGGGCAGTGGATGTTAAGAGGAGCAATAGAAAAAGGTGGTAATGCTTTAGAAGAGTTTGGTACAGAATACATGCAAGAAATATTAGGTCAAGTTTCAGCTGCTACTCAAAGTGGAAGAGACTATGATGCTCTTATAGATACTAGTTC